CCCCATCTTACTAAACCACGGAAAAGCTCTTAAAGAGTAACTCAATGCATCGCGATATTTAATGAGAAGCCGAAACGGTCAACTCAGAAAAACTTTCAGAAACAGACTTCGATCTTGAAACTACGTCAAGAGAAGTGGATGGCCAATTGCGCACGTACCATCGTCGTGATGCCACAGGAGGGGGTAACATTAATGACAAAGCAAAATCATCACCCGGAGCTGCAGCACTGGATTTTATTCCAGGCGTAACAGTGCTATCTAACCCAAACATGGAAAAATCTACCGGAATCGATAGAATTCCCACACTTGCATCAGTATACACAGGAAGCCATTCTAACTCACACAGGAATGGCACTGTGAACTCTAAAAGCTGAGTTAAGCCATACGAAACAACAACAATCCCATCACAATACCTATGTTCAGTAGGGATGGGTTGAAATGATCCGGGTCCTCCAGGGTACCTGAAGGTAGATGCAGGGTCCATCTTAACACATAGACCGGTCGACATATCAAGGTTAGTTGCATCAAAAGTAGCCCTGATTTTGTAGGTGCCTCGATTATAGAAAAACAAACTTCTCAAACAATCAGCATTACTAGACCAAACGCCATACATATAACCAGCAAGTGGACGGAGTACATTAACATATCCGCCAGGACTGGTGCACCAACGTTTGGCCATGTCTTCTATATACATTTCTGCGTCAGAAGTATGAGTATCGGGAACTAAACCGACATCAAACTCGAAACCAGAAGTCATACGTTTGAAGCTCGAAACAGACGCTTGCATCTCGGCAGCGTCGGTCTGAAACTGCGGTTCTCTTTGGGAATAAAACCTAAAATCATTACCAGCGTGACGATAAACGACACACGGCAAAGCAGGAACAATATCACCAGCAGAACGAGCAGGAGCCACAAGACGAACAGACAACTTAGGAACCAAGTCAACAATGTCAGAACTAGTAGTATCCACTGTCTTATATGGGACAGTAAACAAATAAGGAATCGTAAACGACTCAATTGTAGTTCCTTTTATAGTAACCACTCTACTTATTTGATTTCCGACCAAAGACGGGTCATCAGGATTATAAGACAAAGTTATTTGAACTTTTTGAACAACTAAAGGACTTGAAAAAAACATCAAAGTCACAACAGTGCTACCTTTCCAAAATCGAAAAAACCTCGAAAAGAAGTCCAATCTTGAACACACATTGGATATCAAACTACCATCTGGATAAGACACAGCAGGATTTTGAGTAAATGGCCAAGTATCTATAGTAACAGAAACATTAGGATCGGCAGGAACTGTCAAATAGCTCTCCAACCAAGGCAACGCAAGCGTATTCAATAACGAATGCTTACCATGACTACCAACTGGAAGAACCATAGAACCAGTACCAACCAAATGCTTTGGTTTGGAATAATTCATGTTTCCCCAGATATTAGGTATAACATCTGTAGAAGGAGCAGCGGCAGGTGTGCTAGACTCAGAGGGATTGTCAAAATCAAAATAATCTCCCATCATATCGTCCAACGCATTAAAGCCTTTTTTGGCCGACTGTTTCACATAATCCATTCCATTCGTAGCAAGGTACTTCTGAGCCTCTGATGACAAAGTGTCAAACAAAGCTGAAGCCAGAGTTCCAGATTGCATCTGGGCCTTTTTCTTCTTGGTAACAGCGGAAGGTCCTTTCCAATCAGCGGGTTCAGTAGGTCCTGCGACTTCGACGCCGGACAACGAACACCAGACGTTTACAACAATCTCCTGCGGTATATCAGACGAATTTGAATAGATGTTTTGACACACCATCTTCAAATCTGTCATGGTAGACACAGAAGTTTTGACCCTGTCTTTATAGACTTTATCAGCCCATGTATTGTTGAAAAGCCATGGGACGGTGATGCGTCCACTATTCATAGTGGAAAAATCGCACCAAACCGTATCGGTATGACTCAGCAAACCATAATCATTAACTGACAAAAGTCTTCTCTCATCCAAGGGACAGCACGTGAATGCTATCCCTCCATAAACCTGTGGTACAGCCATTACTTGGAATCTCCAATTAAGAGACTTCCACTTAAGGTACCTAAAGGTTTTTATAGCGCTGGAAAACGCATCTTGCTCTAAGAAAGGTTGCACCGCCGTTGCTGTTTTAACACCAGCAGACGTAAATGTAAAATTTCCTACAGCATATTCTCTAGTGACAATTCCAAATGGGGTCTGAGGACCCCATGGATTTAAGTCACGAGAAATTGGAATTTTTGGGACTACCGTTCGTATTTCGTTTTCTTCGGTTACGAACGTCACAAGACCGTTATCGTCTTCTTGTGTAGACGGCATACTTGATAGAGTAGCGGCGAAAATTTATAGTATTGGGGTTGACTTAGCCTCGCCAGACGTATCAACCACTAAATATCTATCTGTGAGAAGCAGATACAGTGACTAGACAATCACTGCACTATGCAATACTCTCACTCCCGTTTCCGGGGGTTGCTCAATTTAACGTCGAGAGCTTGACGTTGTGGATAGTTTAAAGACATACCCAGGTCATTTGAGCTTAACAACACACTCCGTCGGAAGGACAGAGCATACCCGTACACCACCTAGAGTGGTACTCATCGTACGTTAGACCAGTGTAAGAAACACCGTAATGACTACAATACTTCATCAAAAGTCGTTCTTCCTCATAAAAGGCTTCAGGACCATGATGATACATCTCCATCATTGCTTGTTCCACATTAACCGCCAACTGATCCAAAGGCGTTCTAATGCTCGACTTCCTAATCCAGAGTAACATACCGTGAACACTAGAAAGCGCGAGAGGGGCATTATAAATATTACCACGCTTCTTAAATTTCCTACACAGAAACTCCAACTCTTCAAAAGGTATAAAATCTTGATCGATCTCACCCTTAGAGGGAGTTGTGTACATCATTCCAAAAGCATTGGTAATATAATCAGAAAGTGCAGTCATTGTGACATATTTTTTAAACATGTCACTAACAGACCACAAATTGTCATCGCCATAAAAGCAACAAACCAAATGTTGTAATCTATCATGATCACCCAATTCGTTTTCTTTACAAATGTACCAAAAGAAAGAATTAAAAATAACGACGTTGACAAAGGAATTTAAAAAACCTGTAAGCCAACCGCCGGAACTATTCATCCAATCCATCCAGTACACTTGATCATTAATTACCATGTACGGAGCAACAGAGCTCATATATACATTGTAAACATACCATAACATTCTTTGATCTCTAATTTGCATATACCATCTCATGGCTAAATACAAACCAAATCCAAACTTCATCGCAATAGATGTATCAAACCCAGAAAAGTCACCTCCTCCAGTATTCTTATATCTTTGCAATTTCTCAGCTAACACCGACCACTCAGGGCCGTGAGGGTTAACACCAATACATACATCAGTATCTATTCTATTTGACTTCATAAAATCAACCACATCTCCCATAACCATAACAGTCACGAGCAGATGAGCTAACGAGCCAACACAGAAGATACGAGTCTTACCAGCGTATACTCTCTCTAAATCTCTAGTTTCATCTTTCAGGCACGCAGAGACCACATTTTTAAGTTCATAACCACAATCCATGGCAACAAACAATTCTTTCACTCGGGCACGAAGGAGAGGGTTTATCCAACCAGTCTCCTTATTCCACAAATCTTCTCTCTTGGAGTAGCCTTCGACCTTAAAATCAAAGCCAACAGACGTACTCATATCTAATTTCATCACCGCTTCTTCTAACGTAAGTAGTTTAAATTCCTTTCTTGTAACAGGAAAAAAACCACGAAAAATAGTAGCGGGGTCATGTTGAAACATATGACTAATAAACTTAGGAAAAGTGCGCACTCGATAAGAGCACATCTTAGCAATTCCTTTATACAACGGTCTGACTACCACAGGGGTAGACAAATCGTCAGTTTCCACAGTCATAGGTTTTAACATAGCAGGGGCACACTCAACAGGGTGCACAGCTGGGAGTTCAGCACTCTCCTGAAACACAGACGCAATTATCTTAGTTTCAGTAGGCATAAAATCTCCTTTGGTAACTCTTCCCAACGAAACAAGTCTTCCATCAAATGGTTGACGATGTTCGTTGGATAAGTCTCTAACACAGGGAGGGGTATAAATACCTTGACGGTATACAACTCTCGTCCCTGTTTGATAGGCAACACGATCAGCTTCATCATCCTCTTTATATAAAGGAAAAAACACTGATTGTTCACCAACAACGGCACAATGAAGTCCTAAAACTTTAACAACACCAGTATGATCAACGGTCATATACGGTAAACCGCACATGCCGCTCTCTGATTCTAAACCGGTAGTAACAATGTGACTCCCAAGATGTAACTCATATGGAATATCACCTGCTAACTTTGTTTGATAAGTCTTAACAACTCCTCGAGCAGTTCCTTTGCCTAAAGCATATCTATGAGTCACTCGCCCACCCGTACTTAAACGATGGATACGAGCAACTTCATGTTTTCCTAGCTGGTTTTCATAATTATTCTTTTCAACCATATATCTCTTTAAACTAGGAAGAGCATTGACATTATTAGGCAAATCGAAACATGCATAATCTCTATTAGTAGGGTCCAAATAAATTTGGACTTCATGTTTTGATAAAGTGACACAGGCTTCATCACCATTAACAATCTCCAGGGTATCAAAATCGGTACCCCAGCAAGCAAAATAATGTTTATTCATGTAAACACGTCTACCAGATATTAGGGCCTCGCACATACGACCTTCATTCTTATAATAAAAATGAAGGGTTCTCATATTGCCGGATATCTTAGCGACTTGTCTATCTAAACTATCAGTGAACTTGTTTTGAAACTCAACCTTTGCCTTCTCGGACAAAGATGAATACGCTTTCTCAGCGAACGTTTTTATAGTAAGGATCGTTTCATCATCCTCTTTAGTCTCCAACAACTCTATCTCATTATCATTATGATATGAGACCTTAATCTTATTCATCTTAGCCATGTGACCGCGTGATGATGACTGCATATCGGCTTCATTTTCAGAAGCTTTCTCGATCAACACAGTCGTCAAACGGTGGTGATTCATAACTATAGCTATAGGGGCTCCAATACCAACAACGGTACAAGCCAAAGCCAACAATGAACCAAGAACAAGTGCAATGAGCATACCATGTTTATAAAAGAATCCACAAACACCAGTCTTAATCTCCTGCCATAATGTTGAGACCTTATCTCTAACATTGCAAGCAAGATAAGCACACGTATCTTTTGGCAATTCAGTTTTACAAACTTGGTAACACCATCTATAAGACCACTCCTTATCTTTGGGTATGGCTTCCTTAGCTTCAATCTCACGATTAGGTCTATATCTAGCAGCCACAATTGCCTGTTGCCAATTTTGATTCATCCAAATAATACGATCAATATAAACATGTTGTTCACAACCAGGCGTGGCAACATTACTAGACGCAACTGGTTGAACAACAGAGTTCTTGAACCGTTTGTAAGCCTTGACAAAAACACGAAAGAAAATACCCATTCGCTTAATGTCATCTTCGTACTTACAAATCATATTAACCGAATCAGCGAGCCATGCAAAGCGTTTCTTAACAGTTATATCATGTCTATACAAAGCAGACGAAAGAATCTTTAAACAATCGTTATATAAATCTCTTCTCTTCTTTCTATCTGGATTAACAAACCTAATAAAAAATTTATTCATAGCAACGGGCATATCCATCTTGTCTGTAAGCCAGCAAGCAGGCTTGGTTCTCAACCAAATATCCATATCAGCAGGATCAGCCATAGAACTCATCTGTTCCAAATTACTATTATTAGCAATTTCTTCATCAACGGGATAATAATCGGTCTTCCAATTCCAAATCTTTCCAAATCTAGAAAACCAACCTTTATCCCGAGAAGTCTTAACAGTTTCAGCTTCATAAAATCGTTGAACCTTAGCCTTACAAACTTGCCAATTAAGCCAAGCTTGTTCCGTGAACTTCTTCTTAACAGGTTCATCATCATTCTGGTATTTCGCTTCATCCTTGACAACAGTCGTAGAAGTTGTTGTAGCTTGTCCCGAAGGGACAAACTTCATAACAGCTTTTTCAACTGCAGTAGTGACAGGTCTATCATCAACAACTTTGGGAATATCTGGCTCAAACTTCGTTCGAGCAGCATTCTTCTTCTTAATAGGTCTCTTCTCAGTTTGGACTCTTTTTGAAAGCGGAACAGTAAGATTTATAAACTCATCCTTTGTCCACTCAATTCCATCGAGACCCAAACTAATCTTAAGAATAGACTCACCATACGCATACAAACACCTTTGAAAGTGTGATGCTGCGTAGGGATGGCGCAATCCATCTCTAACCAAAGCTTGGTACGCAATATCGTCAATCATTCTATCTCTAACCCTGGTGGGCAGAGATTCACTCATTACAGTTCTAACCTTCTTCTCTTCTTTTTGTTCCGCGAAACTTCTACGTCGAACTCTCTCGTTCAACGCAAAAGCACACAGCTTTGTACCAAATCGAAGATCAAAAAATCTTTTATCTCTATCTGTGAACGCACCATCTTGCTCTTTAGCATCCATCTCCTCTATACACAAATCAACTTTCTTATCAAAAGTATTAGTAGATGGATCAGAATCCAACCGTGAATTCATCCAGAAACAATGAACCTTATTTATACCTTCTAATTCTACAGTAGTAAACTGCTTCAAACAATCATGCATAACATCGGTAGGATCGTTAACATAAGCCAACCAGAAATCACTCTGAACAAATGCTTCATAACTAAACTCAGCAGATTGAGTAGGTTCAGCTTCATCAACTTCCCTTTCATATTCTTCAGGATCCGTAATACTCATAACAATCAATTCTTCTTTTATTTTCTCATCTTCAACTTGAGCTAACTCTTCAAACCAGGACTTTAATCTTTCCATAAAAGTCAAGGGTTGAGTAGTTTCCTGATTCATTTCTACAGGAGGGGGAGGAGGATCATCCTTGGAAGGAGGAGGCTCAGGGCCTCCATTTCCACCATAATCGCCATCCAAAAACTCTTGAACACAAGTCTGTCTCATCTTATATCTATTAACTATTGTCTGAGCAGCCATATTAGCTAACTCTGTGATATTATAATGCAAACTACCTTTCTCTTTCAACCTCTTGAAATTAATCGGGGTATCAGATACGGCTTGTTTAATAACCTCTTCTTTATTTATATCATTGTGAATGACAAAACTCCAAGCGTCATCAAACTCCTTATGTAAGCGCTCACTACGAATTTTCCTCTTTCTAACACATTCCATACGGAAGTGCCTTCGTCTATAATACGCTTTAACGTCAGTAACTCCGTTTTTAGCATCCAAATCTCCATCAGTAAGATTGGAAGTCTGGAGTATCAAAGGAGAGGCAAAAAACAAATTATTCTTTTGATCTATCTTAGCAGACGTCAATGGCTTAGGTTTTGAACTAACCATAGTCAAAAACTCCACTATTTCCATACCTCTCTCTTGAATATCTCCAAGAGCACAAAACTCCTCACACGTCCAAGCAAACGAACGCACAGGATCATACTCATCACAATAAGCTTGATCTCGAGATTTAGTAAACTCCATATTAGGATGCCATGAGTAGGGAAACTGCTCTGGAAGAGCATGTCTCACCTTATCATAAATCATCTTGGGAAGAAACTCCATAGCTTTGGACTTTCCTTCTCCAGGTTTACCATATAACGAAACCACAACGGGCTCAATTCGGTTTTGGGTAACTATACTTCGAGCAGTCACCTCAAGATTCATTGTGCGTAGATGTTCTAACATTTTAACATAATAATTTCTAGTAGATGCAGTAATTCCGGTAAGTTTGGCACAAATCAGTGACATAGAACCGACTTCACGGCCGAGAACCATACACTGTCGTGCTAAAACTTCATCAATCATACATCTATTTCTAACATCTGGCAACAAAAGAAAAGCAATAGCTTTCTCCATATAAACCTTAAACGAATCAACTTCTTCAAAGTCCGCAAAATAATATTTCTTACCTGTAAACAAGTAGTAAACACCATCAACAAACCACATAAAAAAATCTTTCGAATTATTAATAACCGAAGGCATACGAGAAATAATACCAGTAACAGAGCCAATAGTTCCAAGGGAAAACAATCCCAAGAAAATCTTGGCAATTTTACTCATATAATCCTCATGTTTGTTTTGAAATTCAGCGTGCTCGGTAACATCAGTAAGACTATCCCAAGCACTACAAAATTCAGGGGACACATCCATACCAACAGCGGTCAATCCAAATGACACAATAGACAACAAAATAGTGAAACCAACCTGTGATTTCCACCATGTCCATGTGTACATAACGAACACTGCTAACGCAACACTACCGAAGATCTTGAACTTGTCTCCAGCACTTTCAGCCATAGTATCAAACATGGAACCAGCCATGTTTGCAAACTCTTTCATAAAACTAACTAAAAGGTCCTTCAAATAAACAACCCATTTCTTAAGTGAGCTAATAGAAGAACCAATTCCAGAAATACAAGACTTCTGCAAATCAGTAAAAGTCTTCTTAAGTAATGACATAAAAGTTTTAGAAATCGCGTCAGACACCCCTGCACTAGCTTTATCAGCTAGGGAGGTAGGTACTTCTGCAATCTTCTTCTTAGTAGTTTTGGCAAAACTAGACACTCTCTTCAAGAGTGATCCAAATTGCCAAGCCTCATCTTCATCAGGCTCATCTTTGTTCTGCATCCAAACATTTTGTTCACTATAAAAGTGATCCAAGTAACGGGTCACTTTATCTTCAGATTTACCCGAAAATAGTTTTAATAAAAACTTATAATTTCTCATAAACGTTCTAAGAGCAGAACTCTTAGCTTTTCGAACAACTCGCTTAACGAGATCAAGCCTTTGCAGGCGACCTCCATCAAGGAGTATTCGAATTTTGCGCTTGGCATCTTTAAAATAAGGAATAGATTGTGCGGAAGTACGGGCTTTATACCACATACCATCATACAACAATTTTCCAAACATTCTAAACGCCTGGCGCAAATAATATATATTGAACTCTCCAAGTCCTACGCGCAACCATATTTTCTTCGCTTGAATTTCGTCGTCTTTAGACACGGCAAAATCACGTAGGAGGGGGAATCCATAAGTAGGTATCGATTCATATCTATCATCATTTGGGCACATTTCCCGGGCCCAGCGAGCCATCCTATTATTAGGAGGCAACGGGAGTTGACTTTCTTCTAAGTCAAAGTAGATACCTAATCTTACTTTTAGAGAACGGGGAATTCTCTTGGGGCGATGGTGAAGGACCATATCGTCTATACAATCTACGATACTTTCCTCTTCTTCAGTAAATTCTTCAGCAGTAACAAATTCATTAGAAAAGGAAGGGTCTTCAGACTCTGTCGATGTTTCGTCCGCGAACGAAACAAAGGGAGTCTCAGTCACCATGAGCAAATCATCTTCAATGATAGGCTCCGGGATTTGGGGTTGCTGGGGAAGAATGTCGCGCCAAAGGGCGAGCTCTTCTTCACGAGCATCATGCTCAGTAAACTGAGCGGTGGGGGCCGAACTTACGGTTTCGGTCAACGTAGCTCCACGCTTGCTACGCTCCGTTCTTTTATTACAGGAACGGGCCAATCTGACATTAAGTGACATAACTGGTTGTTGTGGGGGGATTGTTGAATTTAGCATAAAATGCTCTGTCAACGGCAGCCTTCTGAACTAAGGATTTAAATATACAATTTGAAAGAATAATCCACACCTTCGACCCATGGAGGTCTAGGGGGTGTAAAATGTAAATATTAAAAGAACTCTCTTACAGGCAAGAGTAGCCGAGTGATAGCAGGTTTCCGAAGAAACATACATCTCGCACTAGCTTCAAGTAGTCGTCTTAATTCTAATATCAATAAACAAAACTAATTATTCACAGCATTAAACTTATCTAGTTACTAATTCAAAAAATCAGTACCTTACGGTGATTCACTACAACTGAGTTAAACTCTAATTTACTAACAATCTTAATTCACTTACTTAGAAAAGCAGTTAAACGTGTTGGGTTCAATAAAACAAACGTTAAGTTGGATCATATCCTTGGGTACTACTGACATAGTATCATATTTCACTAGCATCGATAATCGCAATTTTTGATATTTCATAAAATGGTTCATATAAATGTGTTCTTGAGCAG